CGCGCCGCAAGATCTTCATGTGCTCGACGCCGAAGATCACGGGCATGTCCCGAATCGAGGCGGCGTATGAAGAGAGCGATAAGCGGCTCTACTGGGTGCCGTGTCCGGTTTGCCGCGCGTTCCAGACGCTTAAGTTCGCTCAGTTGCGTTGGCCGAAAGGCGAAACGGAAAAGGCGGTTTACGTCTGCGAGCATTGCGGGCAGGAGATTCACAACCACCAGAAGCAGTCGATGCTGGCTTGCGGCGAGTGGCGGCGCAGCGCTGTAGGCGACGGAAAGACGGCTGGCTTCCATCTTTCCAGTCTCTACTCGCCGGTCGGGTGGTTCGCATGGTCGGACGCAGCCAAGCAGTTTGAGCAGGCGCAGAAGAACTCCGCGCTGCTTCAGGTCTTCGTCAACACCGTTCTGGGCGAGACGTGGACGCTGTTGGGTGAAGCGCCCGAGTGGCAGAAGCTGTATGACCGACGGGAGTCATACAAGGTCGCCAACGTGCCGCCTGGCGGGTTGTTCCTTACGGCTGGCGCGGATGTCCAGAAGGACCGCATCGAGGTTGAGATCACTGCGTGGGGCCGTGGCAAGGAGTCGTGGTCCGTCGATTATCGGGTGTTCGAGGGCGACACATCGCGGCCGCAGGTCTGGGAGAAACTCACCGGACTACTGAACGAATCCTTCCCGACCGAGTCCGGTCTGGAATTGCAGATCCTGCAACTCGCCGTGGATTCGGGCTTTGCCGCCATCGAGGTGTACCAGTGGGCGCGACGCCAGGGCGGGCGGGTGCTGGTCATCAAGGGCGATTCGCGGACGCCCGCGCTCATCGGATCGGCCGCGCCGGTGGAGGTGGGGCCAGCAGGTGCCAAGCTGAAGCGCGGCGTGCGGGTGTGGCCGGTCAATTCCGGCATGGCCAAGGAGGAGTTGTACCGATGGCTCCGACAGGATCGGCCAACGGATGAGGACGTGGCGAAGGGGATTCCATTCCCTCCTGGGTATTGCCACTTCCCGCGCTATAGCGAAGAGTACTTCAAACAGATCACCGCCGAGCAGTTGGTGACGAAGATCGTCAAGGGCTATCGCCGGCACGAGTGGCAGAAGATGCGCGAGCGCAATGAGGCGCTCGATTGCCGCGTGTATGCACGCGCGGCGGCTGGACGGGTCGGTATCGACCGTTTCCAAGAGAAGCACTGGGCCGACCTCGAGCGCCGGGTGGGCAGGCCTCCAGTGAAGGAAGCCAAACAAGCACCGCAGCAGCAAACGCAGCGCGCGGACGGCAGACAAGCCGCGCGTAACCGGGTGCGCTTCAGGATGGATCTCTAATGGCATTCACTCAGACCGACCTCGACGCTCTCGACGCCGCGCGTAAGCAGGGGGCGAGGCGAGTTCGCTTTCAGGATCGCGAGTTCGAATTCGATTCCGTCGATGATTACCTCAAGCTCCGGAATCTGATCCTGAACGACATCGCCCAGCAGAGCGGGCCGCAGCAAGTGCGCCAGGTGCGGATCTACACCACGAACGGTTGGGGCTGCTAAAAGCACAGTGCCAATTGAAACGTTAATGACGCTCGCGCGCCAGGCCGGGCACGAGCCGATGCCGGTCTCGCGCGTGCCACGTACCCGCGCGATGGGGACGTTCCCCTTCGATGCTGCCGGTCGCGGGCGACGCGGCATTGGCTGGAATCCGCCGTTCCTCGGCCTGAACACGCTCCTGTTCTCGCACGGCCTGGAGTTGCAGGCGCGGAATCGGGACGCGGTTCGCAATAGCGCTTGGGCGGCGGCGGCCGTCGATTCGTATGTGGCGAATGCAATCGGTCGGGGCATTCGCCTGGTACCGCACCATCCTAACGAGAACGTCCGCGACCTGATCACCCGGAAGTGGAATCGATGGACTCGGGAGTGCGATGTCGAGTACGACCCGCGGAATCCCGCATCTGGCCAGACAGATTTCTACGGCCAGCAGATGGTGATTGCTCGGGAGGTCATGGAAGCCGGCGAGTGTTTCGTCCGGTTCCGGCCGCGCTCGGTGAAGGAAGGGCTTACGGTTCCGCTGCAACTCCAGTTGATCGAAGCCGAGCAGTTGCCTCTGTGGCGCACCGCGGTCGAGCAACTCCCGCTGAAGAACTCGGTGCGATGTGGAATCGAATTTCAGCCAGACGGGCGGCGCGCGGCGTACCACTTCTGGAAGGCGCATCCGGGCGAGACGATGTTCTTCCCGATGGACGCGCTTTCGGTAGAGCGAGTACCCGCCACCGAGGTGCTGCACGTCTACAAGCCGATCCGCGCGGGCCAGTTCCGGGGACAGCCGTGGCTGACATCGGTGATCGCGAAGCTCTACGAACTGGAGCAATACACGGACGCGGAGATCGTCCGAAAGAAACTCGCGGCGATGATCACCGGGTTCATCACCCAGGCCAGCCCGGACAATCCGATCATCCCTCCGGATCAGTATCAGAACGGGCCAAGCCAGACCGAGCAGGGGACGCAGATCAGCAAGCTCGAACCCGGCACGTTCCAAGTGCTGAACTTCGGCGAAGAGGTTCAGTTTGCCGAGGCGAAGGATAGCGGCGATTTCAAATCGTTCATCAGAAGTTGCTTGCAAGCTTTCGCGAGCGGCGCCGGGCTCGCCGAGTACCAGATCAGCGGCGACCTGTCGGGGATCAACTACTCGTCGATCCGGGCCGGTCTGCTGGAGTTCCGCCGCAAGTGCGAACAGTATCAGCATTCGGTTTTCATCTTCCAGGTCTGCCACCCGGTTTATAAGCGATGGTTGCGGGAGGCGATGCTGGCGCTGGTGTTCGGCATTGACCTGCTGAACGCGTACAACAAAGATCCCGAGCCGTTTGAAGAAGTGCAGTGGGTCACGCCCGGCTGGCCGTGGGTCGATCCCGAGAAGGACATCAAGGCCTCCAACGACGCCATCCGCAGTGGCCTCTCCACCCGCTCGGCTGAAGTGGCCGCGCAGGGGCGTGATGCCGGTGCTGTGGACGCGGAGCAGACAGCAGATAACAAGCGGGCGGACAAACTCGGGCTGTCCTACGACAGCGATGGCCGCAAGGTCCTGACCGGGCGCAACGCGGGATTGACGGAAACTGAGATCCAACAGGACGCGGCCAAGGGCGAGGTGGACGTGAAGCCATGACGAATCTGACTCGTGTTGCATCGCGGTTTGTGAACACGCCGCTCATGATTCATCCGCCCAAGCTGGACGTCATGGTGCAGGCGCTGGGCCCGCGCCTGGGGATCGTTCCCGTCAGCATCGGTGTGGGAGCCGAGCCATTCGCGGCCGCGTACATGGAGCAGGCGGATGACAGCGGCTACCAGGTGATCGATGGCATCGCGATCATTCCGATCCAGGGCGTGCTGACGAAAGCGGAATCCTGGGTTTCGGCGCTGAGTGGCTGCAGTTCCTATGCGCAGATTGGGGGCTACCTTCAGGACGCGGTGAACGACGCCGGAGTGCGGGCGATTCTCCTGCAGGTCGATTCGCCGGGCGGCGAGACCACCGGCTGCCTGGAACTGTCCGACTTCATCTACTCGATTCGCGGCGCGAAGCCGATCTATGCGGTCGCTGACGACTTCGCATTCTCGGCGGCTTACGCCCTGACCAGCGCGGCCGACAGGATCTTCATCACGCGCATGGGAGCCGTCGGGTCCGTCGGCGTGGTGGTGCTGCATACCGAGGATTCGAAGTTCAACGACGAGCAGGGTTTCAAGTACACGTACATCTTCAAAGGCGACAAGAAGGTCGACGCGAACCCGCATGAACCGCTATCGGAGCGGGCAGAGAAAGACATCCAGGCCGAAATTGACCGGCAGTACGACCAGTTCGTAGCAACGGTCGCGCGGAATCGGAAAGCCGATCCCGACAAGATCATCGGTACGCAGGCCGCCGTGTGCTGGTCGGAGAACGCGATTCCGCTGCTGGCAGACGATGTCGGAACGCTTGGCGATGCCATGAATGCGCTTCGTCAACTGCTCGGCGAGCCGGTCCAGAGTTCCACGGCGGCGATTGCCGCAATATCCACAATCAAGGAGGTAACAGCAAGTATGCCCAATGAAACGCTCACAATCGCCGCCGAGGGTAAGAAGCCGGGCGACGGTGACGGCGACGAGAATACCAACAACGAACCGAAGTACTGCCATGCATGCGGAACCAAGCTCCACGCGGACGCGACATTCTGCCATGCGTGCGGCACGAAGGCCGAAGGCGAGGCGTCCGGCAAGTTCTGCCACGCCTGCGGTGCCGAGCTGCGCAAAGGCGCGGAGTACTGCCACGCCTGCGGCGAGGGTGCAAAGAGCGACGCCAAGAAACCGGAAGGTATGGCTCCGCTTGCCGGCCTCGCTGCCGTGCCGCTGAAGATGCGTCCCGAAGGCGACATCGAAGCCATCGGCGCTCTTTGCAAGATGGCCGGTTGTCCCGACAAGACCGCGGAGTTCCTCACCAAGAAGAAGTCCAGCGGCCAATACTTCAGCGTGGCGGACGTCAGCGAAGAGTTGACCGCCACCCGCGTGATCGAAAGCGAGAGGAGCATGATTACATCGCACGTCAATCCCAACCAGGGCGCGGTTGGTTCGCTTCAAGAGATTGAAGCACAGGCCACTTCGTACGCCCGCCAGAATCGCGGCAAAGAGACTCCGAATCTTTACGCCGAAAGCGGTACCACCAAGCTGACCAAGGAGCGCGCCTACGCCCTCATGCTCGAAGAGCATCC